AATAATAACCCACCACTTATCACAAAGATAAAAGCACCAATTGCAAAGTTAATAGCCGCATCAACTTGCTCCTGCTTACGATAAAGTTCATCTTTCCTTTGCTTACGCATCTGAGCCTCTATCTGTAGGACTTCTTTCCAAGCACTCGGCCCATAGTTCCAAGAGATATGATCTTTGATCTCTGCCCTCATCTGTTCCATTTTTTTCTTGTTGGCAAAGATTTCTAGAGCAGTCTCTTCGTCAGAGCCCTTAAATGTCTTCTTCCAAAAAGGGGGATTCTTCTCACGTTCTTCTATGTTTGTAAAATCAGAGAAAGCCTTACCCCAATTAGACAGTTGACCCGTCATATCTTGAAGATCTTTCCCTGCGGCAATGGCGGATTTTAATCCTTTAAACGCCCCTGTCGCCATCATGACACAACTGACGGGGTCCATTAGCCACCTCGTTGTAATTTCTGACGTTGCACATCAATACGTTCACGGTTCGTTGCGTCTCTCTGATCCGCAATCTCTTCCTGAGTTTCTAATCGAGCAGCGTCTGCTGCGGCTTGCTGTTGTAATTTAGCAACTTCGACCTCAAGTTTACTCTGATCGTTTTGTACGTCCGCCTGTAGTTCTGCTTGTTTCAGTCCAAGCTCTTGCATACGAAGTTGTACTAACGGATCAGCCGCCGGATTTGGCGGTGGAGGCGTGATCATCTGAGCAACCTGCTGAACTATAACTTGTTCTATCTGAGCAATCGCACGACTCATAGTAGCCTCATCTTGTATCTGCATCTGTAATTGCTGCATCTGCATCTGACCCTCTTCTGGAGTAATACCTCCAGTTTGAACCAATAGATCTACCTGCTGCATCTGTTGTTGTATCTGTTGCATCGCCTGCTCTTGTGCCAACAAGGATACGTGCTCTTGTAGGTGACCATACAAAGCCCCTTGCGCCGGAGCCGTTGCTATAATCAAAGGAGTTTTTAAGAATGCCACATGTGACATGATATGTGCGTTGTGCTCTTGTCCAGGGAACGCTTGTATAAGCTTGCCTTTGAGAACTAATGAGTTCTCTAAAGCTGGACCCGTAGGTTGAGGTTGAGGTTGTGGCGGCAATATTTCGTCAATGTTTTGTATCTCCAGAGCTTGATACATACGACGATATGCTGCGTGTAAGTTGTGCATCTGTGGATTAGATTGAGCAAGTTGAAGTTGACTTTGTGCCAACGACACACGTTGTGCCATAGAGAAAATGTTTGGATCACTGACAGGTAGGATATCAACCCGTCCATCAAAGTCTGTGATTTTAATCTCCGAGTTCGCATTTGCTACTGGGTAAGGATATGCCTCTGGTAAGTTTTCTGCGATAACCCGCGCTAGAATACGAAACTCATTCTTTTGTGCGTAGTGCAGCCGCTTGTGAATCGCTGACATAACCTTCATGCCGCGTTCCAACATAGCCACCGTGGTGCCCACAGGCATCTCCTGATTCATGTTACTTACGGCATTGTCCGCAACTGACACAAACCTTCTTCCACCCTCTACGAGTGCTCCTAGAAGCTGTGCGAGTGTGCCCGATGGTTCCTTGTACGGTAACGGTATGATCGCTTCCCGTATGTTCCCCCCAGGTGCATCTATGTCCCGCCACTCACCCGGCTGCAATGGTTCATCATCGTTGCGAACCCTTACGCCTCTAGCCTTGAATCCTGCTGGGAGGTTTGCAAGAGTACCTGCATCGATCAATTGTCGAAGAAGACTCGTTGCTGCACGACCAAGGCCACCAATCATGTGGGTCAAACCAAAGCCATAGAAACCTAGACCTGGCATGAATTTGTAGTGAACAAAGTATTGAATCTTTTGTTTGTACGGGTCACCTTCCATATAGTTCCGACGGATAGAAAAAATCTTAGAACTATCCCGATCCAGTGTTACAATGTAAGGTAATTTAATTCCTGTGGGCTCATTGTTTTCATCGACATCTTCAAAACCTTCAATGTCCATTTCAACATGCATCTCAAGTACAGTACGAACTTCATCGGTATAAGACTTAGATGTACCCTGTAATTCATCCACCTTTTGACGAACTGGGTTTTCTTCATCATCTCCTGTTGAGGAAAGTTCCACTTCCCTATACATCCCCATGACCTGCTGCTTACGCAAGTCGTTGTCTGACATCTTGAGAATATGCGTGATCCGAGGTGTTGTAGCCAAATCACTAGCTGAGTACGGAACAACAACATCCTGTGCAGGAATAAACTTAGCAACAGGGCGGTTGCGAACTGTATCGTAATATACTTTCTTGAAGGTAGAACCAGACAACGGGAGGTAGAATAGTAATTGATCCATGTCTGGATCGAACTCTTCCATCTCTTCCATAATCAAATAGTTCATATAATCCTTGACACGTTTGGCTTGAGATTCAGTTTCTTGATTCTGTAAACCAACAATCCTTGTTTTTACAGGACCGCCAGAAGGGAGCAGCTCCTTGTAAGCCTGCGCTTGAAACTGTGTTACACTCTCACTAATCAAAGGATGTGTTACACCACTAGCACCTTGAAACGGTTGTGATCTCTCAATCGTCTTGACGCCCAACAAATCAAGACCCTTGGTGTAAGTCTCTTCCCACTCGTCTCTTGACTCCGTGTCCTCTTCAAACGAAGACAGTAGGTCACTAGCAATGTCACTCATGTCACTTTCTTCAAGGAACTCAGCAAGGTTAGCATCAAATGGAATCGGCTCCTCCGCCATCTCACCAATCAAAGCTTCTGCCAAAGCTTGAACGATTGCTCCACCCTCACCATCTGGTATGACTTCGGCTCCGTTCTCAAACATCTCTACTTGTGCTACAGGTACTTCAACCGACATCTCGTCAGCTATCATATCCTCGGGTCTGATCCCTGAGTCTATTAAAGGTGGTAATGCCATCAGTAATACTCCTTAATACGGGGAACCTCCATCTGTTCCTCGTGTTCGTTTTGCAGAGATATGAAACCACCCTGCCTAAATCGCATCAACGCTAATGTCATACTATCACAAAAGTCATCATGATCGCCATTAGGAAATGAAACAACTTCTTCTATGACTTCATCCGCAAATTTTTTGTCTACTGGTGCCCATACTACACCAGCTTCGAACAATGGCGCAACCATGTGCATTCGAGTTACCTTATCCTTTCCTTTGCCAGGGGAAAACCCTAACGCCGGAATCCCGCGTAACCGCAGCTCGTCAATCAGTGGTGTACCAGTGGCTTTCGCCTCCACAAGTACCATATCTGGCTCCCAATACTCGTGTTCCTCATACGCAACCTCCTTGAGTTCAGGGAAATTCCACCTTCCACGCCGTGCATCCATCAATATAATCTGTTCGGTGCCACCTTCCTCTGGAAAAAAGATGCCCCACGTTGTAATTGCACTGTAATCCGCCGTCTCTTTCTTGGAAAACGCCGTGTCATACGCCTGAATGATGTAATTTACAGGCGGAATCTTCTCTTTTTCCCACGGTTGCCACCATTCCCGCTTAACTATAGCCGATTCGGACGTAGTTGGCGTTTGTTGCCACTGTGCATTCCATTTTCCTACAGGTAACGACGCTTTAATCGACAGTAATGCGTCTTTTTCCCAGAACTCAGGCCACAACGGGGCATCTGAGGGCAGAATTGCAGGAAATTCTACCACTTCCCACTGATCCGCCATGACATCACTGCCCTGATTGTTGATCAAACGCCCTGTCAAGTCTTTTTTACCCCATCGAGTCATAACAATTATGATCGCACCACCCGGTTGAAGCCTCTGTCGAGGTCCAGATGTGTACCATTCATACGCATGGTCGAATGCAGTCTCGCTTAACGCATCTTGTTCCGAATGAGGGTCGTCAATGACGAACAAATCCGCACCACGGCCCGTAACGGCTGCACCCACACCCGCCGCGAAGTACTCGCCGCCTCTGCTTGTACCCCACTTACCCGCACCTTTGTTGTCTTCCTTGAGAACCGTGTCTGGAAATATCTCTTTATACGCTGGATCATCAATCAAATCCCTCACTTTCCTACCAAAACGCACCGCAAGTTCCGTGTTGTGCGTCGCTTGAATAATTTTTAACTTCGGATTGCGCCCCAAGAACCATGCAGGCATCAAGAAACTTGCAAACTCAGACTTAGAATGACGAGGTGGCATGTTGATTATCAACCGCTTTAATTTACCCTGCGCCACTTGCTCAAGTTTTTTAGCTATGATCCTATGGTGGTGACCTTCAATAAAGTTCTCATACACATGATGCGCAAACGGCATGAAGTGTTCTTGCGCTTCCTCACGTAACTCAAGATTCTTCTTGGCCTCCGTTAGTGCCAAGATTTCTTTTAACGCTTCCTCTGGTAGTGCTTGTAGATTCATATGTCTTTCCGGTAAAATCCACCCTGATACTCAAAGTCCATCCGCTCCATAAGCTTGCCAACCCTGTCAGATCTATAATTAGAACCTAACGTCGTAAATACAATACTCCCACCGTTCATCTTGACCCATGTCTCAAACTGTTTCAAGAGCCGAGGCCCAACCATCGTATTCCGACAACTAGGGTCTACATACCAAACACAATCGTATCCCGCAACTTGTTCCGTGAAAAACGGCTGCTCCAGATACCCAAACAATATCCCAACAACCTTGCCGTCCTTCAACGCTATATTCGCAAAGTAATTCGAATTTAACATGCATCGCATCGTCTCCGATGCCGTCCGCTCTACGCTAAACGGAATGTTCGCAAACCCCGTCTCACCATGCATCTTCTCCC